AATTGAAACGTATAATTCAAAACAGGCGTTGCTTGCCAGGCTAATTGAAATTCGCTATACGGGAATGATGGATTACGTACCGCCTGGTGGCGCAGTAACTAGCATCACGGTAAATGACGAGAATTACACACCGGACGGTAACGGATTGGTAAATTTAGGGACTATTGGCGGCTCCGGTTCATCAACTGAGTGGTATTACGAACAAATATATCCAGGCGGCACAATAACGGTTCCTGCTGGATTAAAAATTATGAGTTGCTACATTGAACAAGGCTCACATATTTATCCGTCCCAGCGTTCCATAGTAGGCACAACGCTCACAATTACCGGATCTGATTTAGAAGTGGATATGAAATTAACAATTGAAGGATTTTATTAAGATGAAAAAATATTTATTGCTATTATTGGCTGTTTCGGGATTTGCTCAAACACCATTTTCGGGCGGGATTAAAACGAGTAGGATTGACGGTTATGTGAATCAGGACATTTCCATAAATTCCACAACAGGCGGTGTGCTTATTCCGAGAATGACAACCACGCAAAAAGAGGCTATTGCAAGTCCTACGATGTTTACGCAAGTGATTGATGTGACGCTCGGAAAATATCAGTATTACGATGGGTCGGCTTGGGTAGATAGCTTTGGCGGCGGTAGTCAGGATTTACAGCAGACTTTAGCAAATGGAGATACAGTAGATTTCGGCACAGATTACAGATTTAGAATCACAGAATACAATACAGGATACAGATCCGTTGCGGGATTGTTCAATTCCTATATTTCTGCAAACGAACATTTAATTGAACAATCTTTTGATGGAGGTTATTCAAACTTGGCAATGGGTAGGGATGGTTTTTCTGATACTTACATAAAATACATAAACACCTCTTTGGGTTTTTTCGGAACGACAAGCATAACTTTTGATCCTGCAACCGCTTTTGAAGAGAGGTCTTTTAAAATACCTTACGAAAATGATACAGCAGCTGGTAGACAATGGGTGATTGACAACTTCTCATCAGGCGGCGGCGCAGTCGATTCAGTTAACGGACAAACCGGCGTTGTTGCTTTAGATGCTGATGATATTTCAGATTCAGCAACTACGAATAAATTTACAACAGCTGCGGAAAAAGCAACGTGGAATGCAAAAGGCAACGGAACTGTTACAAACGTCACAGGCGTATCAGGTGAAACAACCGTAGCAAATAATACAACAACACCCGTAATCGGAATTGCAGCGGCTTATACGGCTGCGAGGGATGCGGTGGCGAATGGTAAAGTAGAAAATAACCTTACGGCATCAACAACCGTTGCTCCGAGTAAGACAGCTGTAAATAATGCGTTGGCTTTTAAAGAGGACGTTGCTAACAAAGCCACTACAATGACCGGAAACACGGCTTCCAATACATTGTATTTGACGGCTAAGGCGGTTTATGATTGGGCAATAGGATTGTTTGCGCCAATAAATTCACCAACATTTACAGGCGATCCAAAAGCGCCAACACCAACAGCAGGTGATAACGATACATCAATAGCGACAACCGCTTTTACAACGGGTGCAATCGCTACGGCTTCAACGGCTTCAACTGCTTATACTGACGGTGTGGCAGCTACTAAAATTTCACAGGGTGGTGATTCGTTTGGCGCTTCTATGGTTATTGGGACTAATGATGCAAACGCAATATTGGTAAGAACCAGCGGAACGAATAGATTTCAGTTTTCTGGAATTAACTTTCTTATGGGTACGGGCGGCTCAATAAGCAATTCGACAAATGCTAATTTATCGTCGTACATGGTTGGAGGTAATTCAAGCGCAACCACTATTACAAGAGCAGCAAATGACGCTCAGTCGGCTTTGGATGTCACAAACGGAAACACTTCTTCAGCAGCGCCAATAATCAGGTTTTTATCAAATATTGGCGGGACAACAGCAACAAGGGCGCAAATATTAAAAACCGGACAGGTAGAGGTTGCCGATGCAACAGCGAGTAATCAGGCAATGACGTTAGGACAACTCGGATCTATTAGTACATCAACAGTCGCCTTAACCAAAGCCGCTTTAAATACCGCTTATCCAAACGTTCCTGTTGGTCATGTTGTGCAAGCAAAAGACGTAACAACGGGGCCGATGATTTATATTAAAAACTCAGAAGCGGGAACATCAGACGTTTGGCTTTCAATTGTAGCAACTTTAACTCCTTAATTTTATAGAAATGGAATATCAAAACTTTGCCAAAACTATGGCGGCATTACTCGGAATATTTGTGATTTATTGTTTTTTCGCATCATACAGTGAAAATCAAGAAGAAGGGCCAATTGGAACAAATCCCGTTTCATATTTCTTTACCGATGCTACAATTGAAAGTTTGAAAGTGAATTACCACGCCAAAGGAACATCTTCTGACAGCATATTGGTACACAACAATAACACAAAGCAATTGAATGTAATTGCGCCATTCAAAAGAGTAACGCCATATTCCGGAACTACAAACGCATCAGGAGTGTACACGGTCACGTTCTCCACTCCTTACGCAGTTACGCCTAATATCCAGGCGAATATGGTAAACCAATCAGCTACAAATCAATTTTTGAGAATATCGGCTATCAGCACGACCGGATTTACAGTTAATACATTTGCCCGGGCATCCTTAACCGTTTTAGGCTTGGAATTGTTAGCCGCCGCAACGGTTGTTGTTCCAAGTGCTCCGGTAGATGTTTTAATTACAGAAAAGTAACCAATTAATTTTTATACAATGTCACAACCTACCAACCCGCCGTTAGCTAAAACAGCTCAGTTAACCGTTTCAGAACCATTAACAGGCAATGCGCTTACAAAGTTCAATGAATTCAAATTAGCCGCTGAAGCACAGGGTTACGAAATCGGCCCGCCTGTTGCGCCACACACAGGAACAAAATAATGAGGTGGTTATTCAGGATATTTTTAATCATAGCGCTTATCATTTCGATTGGCGCTATTTTTATTAATACGGATGTTTGGGATTACATTTATGTTTTGGTTCAGGCAAATTGGGAATTGATTTGTATGACAATTGTAATGCTGCTTTTTAAGCGGCTTTATTCAATTGGGGTTATCCAAATATCAAAACCCGAATATTACGTTTCAGTTGTAGGATTTTACGCTTTAATATCAAGTGCGATTGCCAATGTATTTCACGGAATTTTATTGTACTTCGCCAAAACAGAATTTGGTTCAATGACTTGCGAGTATTACGAAAATCTTTGGGGTTATTATTGGAAATCTATGTTTTGGTATTGGGCAATTTACGGCGTTGTGTTTTTGATACTGATGATTTCTTTGCTGATTAGTTTGCCGGAAAGGAAATAATTTGTAGGTTTGAATTAGCGGAAGCCGAAAAGCTAACGAGTAGGCAAAATATATACACATACACACATGTACACATTAAGAAAAATTGATCCAAAAGATGTAGAAACTAATTTTGGATTAGGTGAAGTTTACACATTTATTTCACGAGAACAAACAGGATCCGGAGCTGATTTCAATAAAGCTCTTTCTTCTCATTTAGGAAAAGAAATCGGAACAACATTAACTGATGAAGAAATAAAGGCCGGAAATGAAATATTTGGTTTTGTGTTTACTGAATTTGGAAAAATGCTTCCCATGCAACAAAAGTGCAAGTATTATATAATGACGGATTCCGGAAAAACATTCTGTAATTTATCATTTAAGGAATAACCAAATTAATCCCGTCCTAACAGTCGGGATTTTTTCTTTACATTTGATGATTAATTAAATACTTGGAATTATGGAAAACGCAAATTTAGAAATTCTATCGCCTGTAAGCGAACAATTATTAGGCACTACTTTCGAAGCGATAAAAGCAAAGATGATTCGTAACCAACAAAAATACGGTTGGACGGATGAATGGCATACGAGGGACTGGGAAGATGAATGTCGATCTGAATTGATGCGCCACATTGAAAAAGGTGATCCGAAAGATGTTTTGATTTATGCAATGTTTATGATTCATCATGGATGGTCAACAGCAAAACCAAAAACAGAAATTGGTTGCCCTTTTGATGAAGAAGCGTTTAATCCTGATAAACAAACAATATGAAAAAACTACTAATATTCCTACTTTTCCCAATCCTAACATTCGGGCAATGGACACAACAACAATCCAAAACAGGAGAAACGCTTTACGGACTTAATGTACCAAAGTTAACAAAACAACTGAACGCTAAAAAAGCAACCGTTCCTGATGCCGCCGGGAATTTATCGCAGTACGCACTTATTGAAGATTTCAACTTTGCTGATGATAAGATTGCAAAGAAATACGGACTTCGGAGTTTCCACGGTTTTGATAAAGACGGACGTTCCATTAGCATTGCGGTTTCAAAGGAAGGGATTGAGGCAACAATTAAGGATTCATTGCAAACGTTTGTACGTCCGGCCGGCAATGGTTATAAAATAGGGCGGGTTGAAAGTAAAAGAGAGTTTTCGTGTGATGTTGACGAAAGGCGGGTTATATCTGATTTTACAGATCGGGCAAAAGTAAGTCAAAAGGCTGCGGTAGTTCGAGGTGATTTAACCGTTGTCCGAATGGCAATCGCTATAAATTTTGAAGGCATGAAGCAAATCGGCTTAACACAAGCGAAAGGACTTGCGTATTTGAACACATTAATGACCGCCGTAAACAAGCAATTAAGAGCCAATAACGGTGTAATGGGTCAATTGGTAGTCGGGAATGAAAAACTGCTTTGTATGAACGCTGACGACCCGTTTACAACACAGGATAAATGGACAGGGCAAAGCCAGGTATTTATTGACAAAGTAATCGGTTCGGGAAACTACGACCTCGGACACGTTTTGACTATTGGTGTTGGCGGCAATGCTGGCGGCATTGGAACGGTTACAAATCCAACTTTGAAAGGTTCCGCTTATTCAGCAACTCCAAATATGAACGACCCGTATTTCTTTACCGATGTTGTTGTTCACGAAATCGGGCATCAATTGGGCGCAACGCATACATTCAGTTACAAAGGTGTTGGCGTGGCAAATATGGAATCCGGCAGCGGATGCACGGCTATGAGTTACGCAGGAATTGCTGGGGCAAATTACAATTTACAGGCGCATTCCTATCCGTTTTTTCACGGTCGATCGATTGACCAAATCGCACAGACTTTGGCGTCAAAAACTACGTTAGGCAGCATAAACACAGGCAATCGAAATCCAATTATTACAAGCTCTATTGATAGAGTTGTTGAATTCGACACGCCATTTTCATTGTCGGCAATCGCTACCGATCCGGACGGTGACGAATTATATTACCAATGGGACCAGATCGATCCAACGGTAATAGCCAATACAATCCCGAAATCCACAAACTTTTCCGGTTCAATGTTCGCAAGTGTGTTGCCTTCAAAACTGAATTACCGAAACTTTTATTTGCGTGACAAATGGAACGTTTACCCAACAATTTCACGGGTCTGTAATTTTATGCTTACGGTAACGGACGGAAAAGGCGGTAGGGCGCAGCAAAAAGTAAAAGTTACATTTGTGCCGCCCGTTCCAAAAGTAAGCAATGCGCCTATTTTATCATACGTACCTGGATCGCTTACAAAAACATCGGTTAAACTGCAATGGAGTATTCCGGTTAATTTTTCAACAGTTGGATATAGTTTGTACAAAAATCCTGAGATTGATGATAATTCACTCAAAGGAAATACAAAAGAAAACTATCAGGCAAGTACTACAAACACATTCATAACCGTAACATTCAATGCCGCCGACAAACTCAAAGGCACCGTGATATACGTTGTGAAAGGCAAAAATTCAGATGGTTGGCGAACTGAAAAAAGTAATAGTTTATTGGTTGAGATTCCGAAATAATTTGTATGTTTGCTGAACTGATTTGTCGCTACCACTTCAGTTAAAATTAAGGAAACAACTTAATTGGATAAATGCCCATTCTTGTAGCGAGTTTGGGCATTTTCTATTTAATAATATTATGAAATATGGAGAACTGCCAAAAGTACTTGATGAAATAAACGTCGAATGCTTAGAAATGATGTTTTACCAATATTTGCCAATCAAAATGATAGGCGAATCAAAACCTGAAGTAGAACAAAGATTAAGTTTTCTTAAAGATATAATCGGCTGCGTTTGTTGTCATTTTGTTGCTGAATATGGATTAGACAAATACATAGAATCGTATTGCTATTTAACTGTAAAGCATCAGTACCAAAACAAAGAAAAAACATTCAATCGTCAAGGTTATCATTCAGATGGATTTTTAACCGATGATATAAATTATATCTGGTCTGACAAATCGCCAACCATATTTAATTTTTCAGACTTTAAATTAACCTTAGACGATAAAGTAAGTTTATCTGAAATGGAAGAACAAGCAATGCCTTTCAATGAAAAGACTTTCCCAAACAAAACGCTTTTAAGGCTTAATCAATTCAATATACATAAAGTTAATGAAAATCAAGATGAAGGAATGAGGACTTTTATAAAAATATCTTTTAGTAAAGACAAATACGACTTGATTGGAAACTCACATAATTACGAATTAGATTACAATTGGCAAATGAAAGAGCGTTCTAAAGAAAGAAACATACCTCAATCTGTGAATTTAAAATAATTTCCCTACATTTACACTTTCATAATAAATATTTTTAACCTCGCAAGGATATTTGTTCAGTGTCAAAATCGGAGAGATTTTATCAGCCAAAAACATATGACAGAAATTAAATTAAAAACAAAAAATGGAAGATAAAAAATTTACTTACGGAGAAATTACTACAAAGAAAATCGGCAGACTTTGGCAAGCAATAACTTTTACAACTACTCCTTTTGAATGCGAAACAACAATGGCCGGAGTTACTGAAGAAATCGCAAAGCAGAAGCTAATCAATTTTCTTGAAGGAAAACCTTACAAACATTTAGATAATTTATAATAATTTTACTTGCATTTACACTTTCGTAAAAACCTCGCTGTAAAAAGTGAGGTTTTTTTTCTTATGTTTACAATCACTTTAAAGTTTAACACTAAAATCATTTGCAAATGAAAAATCAAAGAAACGGCGGCGTTATTAATGGCTCGACCAACTACAATTAAAAGAACGAAATTAAACATGTGAAATCCTTACTTTTAACCGAGTAAGGATTTTTTTATATATTTGTATTGTCGTTGGCGGAGTGGTAAACGCTATTCATAGTGAGAGTGAGCCGGACAAACAACCGGAATACCATAAGTTTCACGCTACACCCAAAGGTTCGATTCCTTTACGACAATTAAAAGCTACATTGTAAAGTGTGGCTTTTTTCATTACATTTACAATCTAAACACTTTGCTTATGAAAACAATTTTTAAATATCCACTTACAGGAGCTTTCAAACAAACCATTAAAATGCCAGAGGGAGCAGAAATTTTGTGCGCTCAGTTGCAAAATGGAGTCCCGACACTTTGGGCAAAAGTCAATGATTCAAACGAACTTAAAGACCGTGTGATTGAGGTTTACGGAACGGGCGTTGAAGTAAACGAATACGATTTGGTTTATATCGGAACTGTTCAGGATTTTGCAGGGTTGGTTTGGCACGTATTTGAAAATAAATAGGATGAAGCAACTTCTATCAAACATCCTAAAAACATTCTGGCAATCAAAAGGAATGTTGCATTTAATAGTCGGAACTGCTTTTATTTACGACTTTATGTATTGGGGCGCAACGCCGCACAAAGAACCGCAGTTGGTTTGGAATGATATGCCGACCACGCTTTACGAATTAGGAGCTATCAAATACTTCATTTACGCCTTTTGTATTTTCTGTTTAGCGTTTCTATACGAGTGGATGCAGAAAGTTGTTTTTAACGCAATACAGCAATGGGGCGATGTGTTTTGGTCAACAGTTGGCGCACCGATAGCATTTATCCTTTGGGCGTTTATTCCAGAATCGGAAATACTTTTCTATATTTGCTTAGTGATTTGCATTTTGCCGATTGTGCAATTTGGATATTGGTTAATTAAAAAATATAGGAAATGAAGAACTGGAGAACAACCCTAGCATCAATCGTTACCGCACTTGGATTAGTGCCAACAGCGATTCAACAATTAGAATTAGAAGTAGTTCCTAACTGGCTTAAAATAGTCGGATTGGCAGCTACTTTTTTCGGTACTATCGGTATCGGATTATTAGCAAAAGACAAAGTCGTTACAGGCGTTGGAGAAAATGCGGAAACGAAAGCTGAAATTGAAAACAAACAATATGAGCGATAGTATTACGCACGATCAATGGTTGCCAACGCCAACCGAACAATCCCAAATCAACAACATCGAAGTGGAAATCGTGTAACATTTCTATTTGTCAAATAACATACCTTTGAATATATGGCTCTGAACGAGGCTGGCGGATTTGTGTTAAGTTGGGCTAAGCTAACTCCAGAGAACAAAAACCTAGTTGTTTTACTTTGTTTGTTGGGGCTGCTCGGGCTTATTCTATTCAATGAACGTAAAGACGTTGTTGATGTATTAAAAGGTCAAGTTTCCTCTTATGAAAAAAAAGAAGCTGATTGGTTAATTAGAGAAAGAAGGAAAGATAGTACAATCGTAACCCTTTCTTATATGATGATTAAGCTAGCTGACAAAACTACAAAATACAATGACAGTATGAGAATTGAGGACAGAAAAAGATTGGAAAAATGAAAAACAACCCGCTGATACTTATTTGTATGTTTTTACTTTTGTGTAGTAGCAAAAGTTCAGAAAGCGTTTTGCCTGTTAAGTATGTTTCAAAAATACCAGAGGTCGTAAAAGAAGATTCCCTCACAATGGCCGTAAATGAATCGGCTAGAAAAGCCGCAGAGAGTTTCGTTAAGAGATCCGAGGACAAACTATACTGCGAATGATCCAAATCACACTATCATATTTCATCCCAATTTGTATATTTGCATTAATCGGATTCGGATTTTTTATATTTATAGCCGTTGGGGTAATTCAGGATTTTATTAGGAAAAGGAAATACAAATGAAATTAGATCAAAACGGTTACGACTTAATAGCTTCATTCGAGGGATTGTCGTTAGTTCCTTACAAGGACAGCGTAGGTATTCCTACAATCGGCTATGGCAACACTTATTATCCTGACGGTAGAAGGGTTAAAATGGCCGACCCTAAAATCACTAAGGCACACGCAATGGTTTTACTGCAGGTGACCGCTGATAAGTTCGCTGCATCGGTAGATTTAGCAACCACTTGGGTAGGACAAAACAAATTCAACGCTTTAGTTTCATTCGCTTATAATGTAGGGTTGGGTAATTACAGAAAATCTACTTTATTGAAAAAAGTCAATTTAAACCCGAACGACCCGGCAATTCGTGAACAGTTCTTAAAGTGGAACAAAGCTGGAGGTAAAGTTATTCCAGGATTAACCAATCGCAGGAAAAGAGAAGCTGATATTTACTTATCTTAATCTAAATACTATTCTTACAAACGCTCCTTTATTGGGGCGTTTTTTGTTTGAATGTGTTAAAGTTTGAAATAAATGTATGTAAATGCATTGCAATAGAAATAAAGGTGTATATTTGAACTCAGATAACAACTAAAAAAAGATTTTATGAAACTATCATCAGAAACAAAAGAATTTTTACAAGCAACTGCATCATTTTTAATTGTTGTTACATTTCTTTTCGGAATGGTCGTTTGTATGTGTCCTGGAACTTGGAAATAATTTTTTATAAATATGCTATTAAAAACTTTTATGCAACATGAAAAAACAAAATTGGATTGAATTAGTAAGATCTGTTCTAAATATAGAACATACCAGACACTTATACGAAATATCCTTAGAAACGGATGATGTTTCAGAATTAAGACAGTTATTGGAAGACGCTAATAGTCTCACAAAAACATATATAAATGATTATAATTATTGTCTTTCAGCTTCAGTAAATTAACAATAAAATCAGCGGCGGCTTCACGCAAAACAAAATGGCAGCACCAAAAAAAGACGCTAAAGAAAAAAAGACGGACAGAATAGCTATTCAATGTTCGCAAGCAGATTACGAAAGACACGGAAAAGGAAATGCGGAATTAGGTAAAAAAGTTCTTACTGAGCAGTTTTTAGAACTCCGGGATAAACAACTTAAATAAAGGGATATGGAATGCAAATTTTGTAATGGTAATGGATGGACGGCAGAGCACGCAAATCACCCGCATCCAGACGGAGATTGTTTAGGAGAATGTCCGGTACAAAGCGGTTGTGAATATTGTAACGGTTCTGGCAAATTAACCGACGAAGAACTTGATAAAATTAATCTATCAATCGAGAATCACAAAAAAAATTTAGAGTCATTAAATAACGGACTTCCGTTTTAACCGATGCTTTGGCGTCACAAAAATTATAGGGTTATGTCATACGATGAAAATAGAATATCGGATCAAATAGACGGCGGTTTATTGGCTCAAAAAACAAGTTTTGAATTACGAGAATTAAAAGAAAAATTCTTCGCACAATATTGGGGCCAAAATGTTTGCACAACACGAAATGGATTTGGCGTATTGTACAGACCAGACTTTATAATTTCCGGTAACGGCATAGAAGATTATCATTTACTTTTAAAATCCCTTTCTGATATATCTGATGAAGATGCGATTGAATTAATGCAAATTTTAGATTGCAACCCTGACCAGAGATTGGGAAAAAGAATAGTATTAGGCTTGTTTGAAAACACAGAAGAAAACAAATATTTAGACGGGTATTTGTTTTATTGGGACGTACCTATTATTGTAGACTTCCTACGCTCAAAAGGCTATTTACTTCCATTCAACGGACTATCAACAGAAGAACTAATTTCAAGAGGATGGGCTGTTTTATCAACTAATAATTTAAAAACTGAATAGGAATGGAAGATTTTAATTGGTCAACAGAAGAACCGCACTACGACAATAAACAAACTATGAATGATTACTTAGAAAATCATTTAACTGAAAAGTTTGAATGTTATTTTCAAGATGATTCATACGCCGAAATTATGGACTTATCAAACGAAGTGAAATGGGGGGTTCACGCATCAGGAAATGGTGATTCATTTAACCATAAAGTTCGGTTTGAGTTTATACACTAACCTCCAACCACACAGTTAACAAATAAAAAATAAGATTATGAAATACAAAAAATGCAATGCATCCGACAAGATTTGCAGGAATCAAAATATTTGCTGCACAAAAGGATGCTTGATTGGTAAATTAGATCCTTCAGACATCATGGAGAATACAACGAAAGAAGCGGCAGAAAGAAAAACGGGTAATTATTGGGTTTTTACGCATTCAAGTTGGCATATAGGCTTCTATACCGAAGTCGATAAAAAGTGGCGTTTGGGCCGATATCCAACTGAGTTTTTCAGAGATTCAGATTTCAATGAAATAAAGGAAACCCGAATTGAAACGTGGGAACCCCGCTTAACCCAATTCGAGGAAATGAAAAGGGCTTTGAAAAAGATAACCCAAATGAGCGCTGGCGACAGCTACTTTGATACATTTATTGATATGAAACAAATTGCTGCAAAAACCCTCGCCTCACTATCAGAAACCAATGAAAAACCTTAAGCAATGACCACACAAGAAGAAAAACCAATGAAGTTAATTAGTATGGTTTCGTTTATCAATGACAGAGCAGAAACTTCTACAATGGATATGGAACAATTTGATTGGTGTATGTCAGAAATAGACAAACTAAAACAAATCAGAAATTACGCTGATTTCCTTTCACAACCGCTAACTCTTGGAATGTTTGTTCCTGTTGACGAATATGGTAATGTTTTGGGTGAACCTGTAAACGATTTCAGGGGTTATGATAATTATTCAAAAAGATTATCCGTGTTTGAAGAGGCGAAAGACAAAGTTTTATTTGGAGAATTAGATGCAGGCGCAGCAAACCATTACGTTTCGCTTAACGGAACTGTTGAATATTTAGCTGAATTCGGCACATTAAATCTAACCCAAACCGCCAAAAACCAAATATTCCAATGAAACAAACCAAAACGGTATTACACCACTATTTAGGAAAAACCCTGATTCATTCGATTAGCGGAAATGTAGGAACTTTTGTAAAAGAGAATGTTCCATCATTTGGCAGCAAGGTAATTATAATTCAACTCAAAGACGGCAGACAGTATTTCGCACCATCACACGAGTTTAGACTTTTGGAATCGGAGTACATAGAAAAATCAACTTTAAAATTGTAGTTATGAGAAACAACGAGTTTTTAAATAAATCGAAGAAAATATCAAAAGAGTTAAAAGAGCTTTCTTCTAAGTTAGAGAATGACGGAGTTAAAGGATTTCACGATAAAGCACGTGCTGAAATAAATAAAAAGTATGGGAAATTTTGGCGCGAAAATCTTAGGATTGAAGACGTTAATGCCAATGGCGAAAGTTTTGTAAAAATGAGCTATTACTAACCACTCCCAAAAAGAGTAAAATTAAATAGATATGAACTTAGTAGATTGTTACGTTTTAGAAGTGTTATCAAAGCCGTTTTTGCAAAAATGGTCGGGATGTTGGGGTGTGGAAGTTAGCTTTAATTCTTATGGAACCATATCTAAATCACAAATATTTTTCGATACCGAAAAAGAAGCGAAAGCAGTTAAAAAAGGTTATAAATTTTTAAATTAAATAGACATGACAGCAGAGGATCACAGACTATTAAGCAGGCACTTTTTAAAGATAAATATTTTCGGATATGTTCTTACCATCTGGAACACGTCACCATCGAAAGTGTTATCACATTTAAAAGAGATTGAAACCAATAACCCTAGACTAACCGCCCGTTAAGTAAACAAAAACCAATTCAGTTAACACATAAATTTTTAATGTTAACTAAAACCAAAAGTATTAACCAATTAAATTTAAAGATTATGAAGACAACCATTAAAGTAGAAAAAGAAGTAGAAATAAAGTTTGTAAAAGTTGATGTTGCCGTAAGGTATGGAGAAGAGGATATTCCTAATGATTTTCCATTAAGAAATGGCGATATGTGGAATGCAATTATTGATATTGATAAAGGTGTTGTTGTGGATTGGCCAAAAGGAGAAGCCGGCACTTTAGAAATGAAAATATGCGATGAAGGATCTTATTATTTACTTGATGAAAATTACGAAACCATTTTATCAATTGAACAAGATTACGTGCCAAATAAATTATTACCTGGGTCTTATGGCGATTATTTAAAGTTGCATATTGGAGAAAACGGCGTGATTTCAAATTGGTATTCAAAACCATCTATTGAGGATTTTATTTCGGAAGACGAATAGAAGCAGCTAAACCAAAACACCCCGTCCACGATTTAACCGTAATAACGGTCGAAATGTGGTAATTTCAAGAGTTGATGGACGGGGTTAATTTAACACTTAAAAAAATGAAAAAACTAATACTAAATCAAATTAAAATTATAGAAATTATATGCGTGGTTATGGTTGTTTGGTTTATATCTTATAATTGGTATTTCGGATGGAACATACATCCTCAATCTGAAAACGAGAAAATATGCGAGACTATATTTCAGGCAATTTTCGGACTGGCAATTGGCTTTTTCATAAGAGCCGCTATAAACACAATGAAACTAATCTGTAATAAATTATAAAAATGATACAAACAAAAGACAAATTACCAAGATGGTGGATATGGCTAATTTTAGGCGTGGCGGCAATTGCTGTAATTGCTTACTTTTTAAATCGCCATTATTCCGAAAAATACGCCAGGATTGAAGCAATCCAAACCAAAGAGGCCGAAATACAAATCGTAAAGGAAGCGATCGGCAAAAAACAAGCCGATAACCTGACCAAAAACACATCAGCTATACAAAGCAGCGAATCGGATGTGAAATCCGCTAAAAAGGTCATTAAAGCGGCTAAGATTAAACCTGTGATCGAAGTTTCTGATTCGGTTATTTATAGTGAGGATTTTCAACGTTGGTTAAAGAGAGGGGAGTAGGTATGGAAAGAGAAATTAAATTTAGAGCATTTAACGGAGAACAAATGATTTCTCCTGATTACGTAGACAGGAACGGGGTTGCTTGGTGGAAAGAAAATTCTATTCCGACTAACGAAAAAAATATTATGCAATTCACTGGCTTAAAAGACAAAAACGGCAAGGATATTTATGAGGGGGATATTTTAGACTGTCAAGACAGAATAGTTAAAGTTGTTTGGCATCCGCATGCCGCTCAATTCGACACGGACTTTATTAGATATCAATTTGATTTATGCAGCAACGGTATTGCCAATCAGGAATGGAAATACAGGGCAGTAGTTATCGGTAACATTCACGAAAACCCAGAATTATTATGAAAAAACTACTCCTACTCCTATTTACGATCCCGGCGCTATCGCAAGTCCAACCACCAACCGAAAAAAGATTGATTGAAATGTACTACACCGACAAATCCCAAAAGCAGCAAATATCCAATTTAATAAAAGCCGCTGACAGTTGCGTTGTGATTGTTGAGAGCCAGGATAAGCGATTGAAAGAAGTAATTGCTGACAATGAGAAAACTGCTTCCGAATTACGGGGACTGTATGACGAACTTGGGAAATTACAGGTTGATAATGCGGTATTGAAAGAAAAGAAGCCTAAGCCTTGGGGAATCGGAATACAAGCCGGGGCAACCTACGACGGAAAAACAAAACCCTACATTGGTGCGGGTGTATCTTATAACTTAATTAGATTTTGATATTATGGAAAAACTATCAATTATTGGATTATCGATGTTGTTTGCGTCCTGTTCATGCTCTAGGGAAAAAGAGAATGAAATTGTAAAGGATCAGCACGGCAAATATTACAGACTGACAAACGAACGGGTAATGGGTAACGAACGGTATCGCCTAATAGAAGTAGATACTTCAATCCTGAAAAAGTTTTAAATAACCTCACAAAATCCACTTTAATCGGTGGATTTTCTTACTTAATAATACATTGTGACGTTATTTTGTGTAGTTCGTCGATTATATTTTTACATGACAGATTTGTAATGTATATTTGAACTCAGATAACAATAACAATTTAAATAATAGGAATTATGAAATCAGAAGTAACAACAATCGCTAAAAATACAATGAATAAAGTAGCTCTAAATTCTAAAGTTTCAATTGCTCCGGCTGCGTGTTCTGAACTTATGATTTTCATAGGACAAAATCCAAACTTTAAAACATTGGACGTTTTAAAGTTTTACACCAAAGAAATTAACAGGATTAGTTACGAAACTTTTAAAAATAACTAAAATGGATTTCAGCGAAGAAAAAATACAATATTGGAGTAAAAAAATAGCCGGAAAGCTTTTTAACGAATATGTTACAAAAGAAAATTATAGTAAAGAAAAAGCAATTTTGGTTTTAGACAATTGCTGTGGCGGTAATTTCCTAATTGAGTTTTTAAATAACTACGAAAGCGTTATAATTTCAATGCTAATACCAGAATCAGAACGGACATTTTAAACTTAATCAGCGGCGGCTGCATACGCATTTTTAAATGAACTACAAAGACCACATTATACAATTAATCACCGACTCTAAAATATCCGATCAAACCGCTGCAAAAGCAATGTTTATTTCTTACGGAACATTTAGGAACTGCAAGGCGGATATTGCCCGCAACAACTTCACAGAAAAGAACTACAACGACCTGAAAGCGTTTTTAGTGGAGCACGCAAAGACAATTACATTTGCGGTTAAATCGAATGTATTGCCGACTTATGATAAAACAGAATCGGAGTTAATAAACAAAGCACAAAAAGAATCAATTAATAAATCTAGTACGTTATGATAACAATAAACCAAAACTTCAAAATCAACACAGACGGAAACGGCTGCACATTAATTCACACCGTTTCAAAAAGTAGAATAGACAAGGAAACTAATCTGCCTAAAGATTATAAGACCGACCAGGAGTATCATTTTATGACCGTTGAGCAATGTTTGAACAAATACCTTGACTTAGTTGTTGAGCCTTGCTTAGATGTCATACACGTATTGGCAGCAATACAACAAGGCAGATTGGAAATTAAAACCGCTTGCGAAAAGGAAGCATTAAAAAAATAGAGTTATGGAAAATTATAGATATCCGTTTGTAGACCCTTATGGAACAGTTTGGGCGGGAATTAGTTTAAGAGATTCAATTGCAGAAAGTGCAATGCAAACAATTATTGATGCCAAAAATTATGATGGACAGTTGCGATATCCATTAGAGTATACCTCTTATCTAATATCTGGGCCTTTCAGCGAAAGCACTGATAAAGAGATTGAAGAAGCAAAGGTACACGCCAAGAACACAATGGCAATGATAGCAAAATTATCTTATCAAATGGCAGACGCAATGTTAACCGAAAGAGAAAAGCCATGCCAGACCCAACCCTAACACCAGACCCTGAGCAATTCAAAGCCGCCAATCTATTCGAAGCGTGGGACAATCTTAAAGAGGATAACCAGCGAATTGAAAGTGAAGAAATGGAGTGGTATTTAAGTGAGTTGCACGCCAATTTAGAGAACCGAAGAAAGCTATTGAACAACCTGATCGATTTATTCGACACGATGGACAATGCTTATGTGAAAAACCAATTAAGACTTTTGAAATTATGATAAAAGTAAGAATATTAAAACAAGCCAAATCCTGCGCTCAGGTGATTCAGGATAAAGTATTTTCGGCTCAGTTGGATAAATTAAAAGGTTATCCGAAAATTGCCGCAGAAGCACCAGAAAAGCATATTGTACACTCGGACGTTTTCGACTATCCTTTAGTATGCTTAAACGGTCACGAATTCAAAACAACCAACAACGGCGTATTAGTTTGCAAGAATTGCCACACGCCTCAATATTCAATTTAAAAATCAATTATTATGAGTACAGAAATTAGAACAATTCAAATTATGCCTGTCAGCGAAATTATGACAATGGCAAAGAATTTCGCAGAGAGCGGAATGTTTACAGATGCTAAACAAATGGGCCAAGCGTTCGTTAAAATACAGGCCGGGCAGGAAATCGGAATACCGCCTTTCGCCGCAATGTCAGGGATTCACATTATACAAGGCAAACCTACAATCGGAGCCGGACTTATCGCTTCAACAGTAAAGGGATCCGGAAAGTACGATTACAAAGTAAAAGAAATGACCGAATCAAACTGCTCGATTGACTTTTACCAAGGCAAAGAACTTATTGGAAACAGCAGTTTTTCAATTGAAGAAGCAAAAAAAGCACAGACAAAAAATATCGATAAGTTTCCACGAAATATGCTATTTGCCCGTGCAATTTCCAATGGCGTAAAGTGGTTTTGTCCTGATGTTTTTTCCGGCCCGGTTTACACGCCTGAAGAAATGAACGCAGAACCGGAACAAACCACTTTTGATATTCCGCATACTGAAGTGGAACAACCAGAAGAAAGTCCATTGATTCGGCTGGATGCTTGCGGAACTTTACCGGAATTAGAAGCAGTTTTCAAAGGACTATCCAAGCCACAGCAAAAAGAATGGGCGAAATACACCGCTGAGTTGAAAAATAAGTTAACACCAAAATCAGAGTAAAATGTCACTATCAAGAGAAAAAAGAGAAGAACAAATCGAATGGGATTTACACGAAACACAAGCGGAATTACCGCCAATGGAATTGGAATTGTCTGGTACGGTAGATCCGGAAATATTCGGAATCGAACCTGTAAAGGCTAAAGAAATGGTTAGCGGATTGGGTATTACGTTGGCAGAAAGAGAAGCGTTAAAATCGTCTTATATCGACGTTATCAATCTGCCTGTAAATTCTGAAAACCTACCGACTTTCAAGGAATTACGCTTAAAGATTGTAAAGAACCGGACTCAGGGACTGAAGTCCTGGCACACGGCAAATAAGGCTTTTTATCTTGCTGGAGGTCGTTTCGTTGATGCAATATACAACAAAGAAGTTATCGAAAACGAGCAAATGGAATCTAAACTTTTGGAAGCTGAAAAGTATTTCGAGAATTTAGAAAAGGAAAAACTGGCCGCCTTGAAATTAGAACGTGAAGAATTACTGCGACCTTACGTTGATGTTTTGCCAAACGATTTAGGAAACCTGGAGCAAGACATTTTCGATAGCTTTTTGGCAAGTAAAAAAGCCGCACACGCCGCAAAATTGGAGGCCGATAAGTTGGAAGCTGAAAGAATCGAAAAAGAAGCCGCCGCCGAGCGTGAACGAATTGAAGCGCAACGATTGGAAAACGAGCGATTGAAAAAAGAAGCCGAAGAAAAAGAAGCGCAGATTTTAGCAGAACGAAAAGCAGCCGCAGTAGCTCAGGCAGCGATTGAAGAAAAAGCACGGAAAGAAGCTGAGGCAGAGAAAGATGTTAGGTATTCTGTTAGAAAAGAAAGACTTAAAAAATTAGGATATATTATAGTTCCACTACAAGGGTTTCAAAACTCTCAACTTAATTATCAAGTAGATGGTGATAAAGTTTTTAACGGATCTGATGTTGATTTTGAGAAAATCATTTCTGACATCAACGATGCAAGGGATAAATCCATAGAATTAGCCGCTAAACAAAAAGCCGATGCAGAGAAAAAAGAGGCGGATAAACTCGCTAAAGCTCCGGTAAAAAAACAATTGAGCGTTTGGGTAAATTCATTTGAATTGCCATCCGTTCAGGTAAACAACGAAACGTCAAAAGAAATTCAGGAGAAATTCGAGGCGTTTAAAAAGTGGGCAATTAATCAAATAAATAATTTATAATGGAAATCACAGGCAGAGTAAAAGTAGTTGGGCCGCAGCAACAAGTATCGGCAAGTTTCGTAAAACGTGAGTTGGTTATTACAACTGAAGAACAATACCCGCAATCAATTATGATTGAATTTGTTCAAGACAAAGTTGATTTAATTGATAAATTGCAACCGGGTGATTTAGTAACGGTTAGCATTAATTTAGGCGGTCGGGAATGGGTAAATCCTCAGGGAGAAACCAAATACTTCAATTCGATTAAAGGTTGGAGAGTTCAGAAAACCGGATCGGCTCAGGCTCCGGAACCAGCGGCTTCCGGATACACATCGACAACCGGACAGACATATACTGAAGAAGAACACGATGATATGCCCTTCTAATGCAAGCCGAAATAATTTACTTATTCTACCACGGCTTTGAAATGCTTAAAATATCCAAGCGTGTAGGGCTTCCGGTCAGCTACGTAACACAGACTATAAATAACTACATGAAGCCTACAAGATCGGGCGGGTTTGAAATTTACGAAAGCGCAATGAATTATTAATATTTTTCCCTACCTTTCCAACTTCATAATTGATTTTGGTTTGGTGAAAGCCGGAGTTTTGTAGAAATTTCTCCGGCTTTTTTTGTATCTTTATATTTCCTCTGACGGTGAATAATAGCAATAGGCTAATAAATTATAAGCGTCAGAACTTTTAATTTATTAGTTTTTTTATTTATGAAGAAATACGAATTATATCATTACCAGAATAAAATGGTAAATGAAACATTTGAAAAAATAGAACTTTACGATTCTGTTTTAAATCAATCTGCAACCGGATCTGGTAAAACGGTTATAATGTCAGAATTTATAACGCAATACCTAGTCCGAAACCCTGGGGGCAAAGTTTTGGTTTCGGTCCATCGTGACGAACTTGTTAACCAAACTTCTGATACTTTAGCAGAGTTTGGAATATTAAGCGAAAAAATAACGCAAAAATCAAAACCAGATTGGTCCGGAAATGTTTTCGTAGGAATGACACAGACTATTTGGTCCCGAAAAATAGAGATCGATATTGATTTATTGATAATCGATGAAGCTCATGAACAGGTTCATGTAAAATCCTTTGCATTATTTAGAAAAGCAAAGCGCGTAGGGTTTACGGCAACGCCTATAATAAACAAGAGAATAAGTTACTACGAATGTTCATATTGCCAAAAACGATACGATGCCAGAGAAATATGCTGCTATAACGAACATGTTGAAAAGTGGTCAGCTCCGGTCCTTATGTCTGAAACTTATGATTCTATAAACATCGGACCGCCGATAAAGCAATTGATTGAAGAGGGTTCTTTGGTTGATGAAGTAGTTTATTGCTACGATTATTATTCTAAACTTGAAGCATCCGGTAACGATGATTTTGACGAGAATGAGATTGCTGAAGAGTCAGTAAAGCATGATTTAAATGTTTTAGAAGAGTATAAAGAAAAGGCAATTGGTAAAAAAACAATGATTTTCACAGCTTCAACAAAGCAAAACATTTCATTGGTTGATACATTTTCAGAATATCCTATTCGCTCTTATGATTCAGTAAATAACGATACCTCTGAAAGAAAGGAAATCGTACAATGGTTTAGAAATACAGCAGGGGCAATATTAGTTTCTACGGGAACTTTTACGACCGGGTTCGATGTTCGGGAAGTAGAGTGTATAATAGTCAACAGGCCTACAAAATCACTTTCTTTATGGCATCAAATTGTAGGTCGTGGCGCAAGGACTGTTCGTGAAGGAATGTTTAAGGATCATTTTATTTTGATTGACCTTGGGGGCAATGTAGCTCGTTTAGGTAAGTGGTCCGATGATATAGATTGGCTTAAAATATTTAACATTGGTCTGCATCCTGCTAAAAAGAAAAAGGAATTATTAATACAATGCGATAAATGCGGTTATAATTGGATTGGAAGTGCAAAAGATGAATGTCCCGACTGTGGTCATGTAAATGTCGTTATAAAAGAAGAAAGCGCAGGAGGTCCGATTGAAAAGGAATTAGAACAGGTGCAAAAGAAAACAATGCTAGTTTCTAAAATACCTATTCCAGACGGTAGAAAAATAGCAGAATATGTAAAAAGGACCACAAATAATAAAAATGATTACTACAAAATACTCATAGATAAATATATTGATCTTTGGAAATTAAATTCGGTCCCAAAAGAAAAATACGAAATGAGGATCAGAATGAAAACTTTAGACCACAAAATACATGAATATTTCAAAAAACATTATCGGCATAGCGCACAATTTGAATTTGGAACCCACAGGACTTACAATTATCTTATAGAAAAAACAAAAGAAAAATTAGCCAAGTGCTATAAGTGACACAGTTGTAAATTTATTTAAAAGCCTAATAATTAATTTATTAGGCTTTTTTTGTAAGAATATTTTGCGTGTTTTAGTGTGTAAAAAAGTACTCAACCCTTACTATATAAAAAACGTGTTTTTGGTAAAATTGATTTTTTTGAAAATAAAAAATGAAAAAAGATAAAGATACGTCACTTTTAGAGTAATTTTAATCGTAAAGTACTATAAACATTGGTATTTTATCTGCGTCATATCTTTTTTTATATAAAACACGTTGTATTTTAAAAGATTTGACTATATTTGCAATACCTCTGACTGAAATAATAAAATATTATACTACCCGTATATGAAATGAGAGGTCAGAGGCTCATGGATTATGCGGGTTTTGTATTTTTACACACACTTCAATTTATGATAAACCCAATCGTAAGTATATTCAAAAAAGTAACAGAACCAAACAATCCGTTTCAAAAAAATGTGTTGTATTGCTTGGAGCGCATTAGGTCCGGTAAATCAAAAGATATTGTCGATCAGCTTCGAAAAATGTCTGATGCTGATTATGCTAAAAATAAATCAAGACTTCCGGGAACTTGTTTTAATGGAAAGTTTCGGTCCCGTTCCGCTTCTGGTTTAATAGAGCATTCCGGTTTAATAATTTTAGACTTTGATAAATTTGAAAGTTCTGAAGAAGCATATTCATTTAAAAATTCAATATTGTCAGATGAGTTTGTTTTTTCAACTTGGATATCGCCAAGCGAAAAAGGCGTAAAGGTTTTAGTTAAAATACCTAATGATCCAAAGAATCACAAAGCGTATTTTGAGTCTTTAGAAAAATATTATAACAGTCCAAATTGGGACCAATCCGGAAGCGATGTTTCTCGTTTTTGTTTTGAATCTTATGATCCGGATATTTACATAAACCACGAAAGCTCAGTTTGGATACAAATGGAAGAGCCTAACATTGAGGATATAGGAACTTATGAGCCTATTGTTAGAATGACCTCGGATAATCAAATAATCGAAAAATTATTGGTTTGGTGGGAAAAGAAATACGGAATGACTATCGGTAAAAAAAACACAAATCTTTATATTTTAGCAAGCGCATTTTATGATTTTGGTATATCTAAAAGCGATGCTCTTCACGAGTGCTTAAAGTTCAACTCCGGCGGCAAGGAAAAAGAAATTGAATCGATTATAAAAAGTTCATATTCTAAATCTACGCAACCAGGCACGAAGCATTTTGAGGACCACGTTACAAAAGAAAAAATAGAAAAAATGATCAGGTCCGGAAAATCAAAAAAAGATATTGAAAAGCATCACAAAGATGTTGATATTTCAAAATTAAAAGAAAGTCTGGACGTTGATGAATTTTGGTTTTATAACGACAAAGGATCTATTGTTCTAAGCACTCACAAATTTAAGTTCTGGTTGGAGCAAAAAAATTTCTTTAAATACTACCCTTCAGAAAATTCAAGCACATTTACTTTTATAAAAAAGGAGCAAAATCTTCTGGAAGAAACCAATGACAAAAGGATAAAAGATTTTGTTTTAAACGATATTTTGGACCGTGAAAATATTGGTTATGGACCATACGATTTTATGGCTTCAAATACCGGATATTTTAAAAATGACTTTCTTTCAATGCTATCGACTACTGACGTAAAAATAAAAGAAGATACGATAAACGAGTGTTATTTATACTTCAAAAATTGCGTTGTTAAAATAACAAAAGACAAAGTTGAAGAAATAGATTATATTGATGTTGACGGTTATATTTGGAAACGTCAAATAATAAACCGTGATTTTAAAAAGTCTGACCATCACTTAGCAGAATTTAGAAAATTTATTTGGCTTATATCTGGTAAGTCGGTAGAAAAATATAATTCATTTAAATCAGTAATAGGGTATTTGCTACATTCTTTTAAAACCTCTGCAAACAATAAAGCAATTATTTTTAATGACGAAACTGTTTCTGAAAATCCAAACGGAGGATCTGGCAAGGGTTTGTTTTGGAATGCTTTAAAAAACATGAAAAAGGTAGCTTCTATTGATGGAAAAACATTCGAATTTACAAAGTCTTTCCCGTATCAAACTGTTAGCACAGATACACAGATTTTGGTTTTTGATGATGTTAAAAAGAACTTTTCATTCGAATCTTTATTTTCCCTAATAACCGAGGGTATTACCTTAGAATACAAAGGACAAGATGCAATTTCAATTCCCGTGGAAAAGTCTCCAAAAATATTAATCACTACAAATTACACTTTAGGAGGGTTAGGCGGTTCTCATGAGCGCAGAAAATTTGAGGTTGAAATGTCTGCATATTTTAATTTCAAACATACGCCTTTAGACGAATTTGGTCACATGCTTTTTTCTGATTGGACCGAAGATGAATGGTTACGTTTTGATAATTATATGATTAATTGTGTTCAGTATTATTTAGAAAATGGATTGGTAAAACACGATTTTAATAATTTGGAAGTCAGGAAATTTATTAAGGAAACTTCTTACGAATTTTATGAATGGTCCGCAGACACGGAAAATATACCGATGAATATAAGACTTGATAAAACCGAGTACTTTATAAAATTTACAAATGAATACCAAGACTATAAGAAATTTCTTAGTCAAAGAAAATTTACTCAATGGCTTGAAAATTTTGGTCAATACTATAAATTAGATACACAGTCCGGAAGAACTCATTCAACACGTTGGATTAGCTACGGTCCGACAAAAGAAGAAGATAACGATATTCCGTTTTAATATGACAGAGCATACTTTACAAATAGAAGAAATTCAATGGTTCAGAAACGAATTAGAAAGAAAAGGATTAGGGGTTATTGTCCCGGTCCCAAATGAAGCAACCTACAAAGATAAAACTTTTGTGATTTGCAAAGGCGCTTCGGACTTGATCGTTGTTTTAAAGTCGGCGGTTTTATTTATCGAAAACAAAACTATAAACGGACTTCAAAAAACAGATCAAGTAACATTCCAGAATAAAATAGAAAATCTTGGATACGAATATCATATTTGCAGATCCTTGGAGCATTTCAAATTTATTATTAACGGATATATTTAAAAATCATAACACAATGAAAAACCAAGAAAAAGACCTAAAAAACGCACGGGAGTATTTGGATAAAGAATTGCCTGAACTCAAACAGAATGATTATATTATTTACCCAATACTCAATGATTCCCCAGCTTATTGCATTGATGAACTACTCGCAAAACACGTCCAATGGTTGGAGCAAAAAGGCGTGATACAATTCACATCAAATAGACACCTTGTTGATGAAAATAACGGATTAGTAAAATGCAAACATTGCGATAGGTTGAATTGCAAAAATAACGACAGCTGCATTGAGTGCGGAGAACCTGATTACAAATGAACATCAACAGACCTACCAACCAAATACCATCCAACGAAACGCCTTTCACCTACCAAGGCAAACAAGTCTACATTTCCGGACGAGATCAAACGCATTGGATTTTAAGAGTAATCGGAAGTGATGAATTTTTAAGGGTAGTGAATTTGGAAAGAAAATAATTGTATATTTGCTGTATGGCCTACGATAAAGAAAAAATATTCTCAGACGCAAAGCAATTAATCGAAGATGAAAACTTATATTTCATCGAAGATATTGTTTCGTTATTGCCACTAACAAAGCCTACATTCTACGATTTTTTCCAGGTTGATTCTAACGAACTTAACGAACTAAAAGGAATGTTGGATAAAAACCGTGTTTTTGCCAAATCTCAAATGCGAAAGAAGTGGAAAGATGCCGAAGCGCCAGCCTTGCAAATCGCCTTAATGAAACTTATTTGCACCGATGAAGAAGCGCACAGGTTGAACGGATCTAAAACCGTAAACGAAAACATAAACCAAAATGTACCTGTTCTAAACAACGATCCGTTATCAGATGCAGACAACGACAGCACTACGTAAGATATCGGCGTTAAGAAAGCGGATTTGGGGTATACAAGGCGGTCAGGGAGCAGGAAAGACAATTTCCATTTTAATAATTCTGATTAATCACGCTTCAGGAAATCCAAACAAAGAAATTTACATAGCTTCTGACGAATTGTCTAAAATGCGGATTACCGTAATTAAAGACTTTGTTAAGGTAATGCAGTCATTTAACTTATTCAAGAAAGAATATTTTACTGACGGCACGCTTTACCGATTTCCTAACGGCAGTTTTATTAAATTCCTAGGGCTCGATAAGGTTGATATTGGAAAGGGATTGCGTTCGGATATTATGTTTGTGAACGAAGGCAACAAATCGAAATTCGACACTTATCGTGAGCTTACTTCAAGAGCCAAGAGGGTAATTATAGATTTCAATCCTAATAAAAAGTTTTGGTTTCACACCGAAGTAATGACCAGGGATGATTGCGATTTTATAAAACTAACATTTATAGATAATGAGTTCTTAAGTACTGAAGAGAAAGGCGAAATCTTGAGGTATCGAGAAAAAGGATATAGAGATTTTAATCCAGATATTTACGACGACAGCGGAGTTGTAATAAACCAATATTGGGCGAATATGTGGCGGGTTTACGGTCTGGGGGAAGTGGGACAGGTAGAAGGACGAATTTACAATTGGAAGGCTATACCTTACGATGAATATTTAAAAATAGACAAAACCAAATACTATGGTTCGGATTGGGGAATGGTTGACCCTTGGGCGGTAGGAGAAATAAAATACCACGATGGTAATCTTTACGTTCACGAACTGAATTACGCAAGCGAGAATGAAATTAGGCGCAATTTATCCCCTGCTGAATTGCATCAAATTAATGGAATTGATGAAGATGGTTTAGTGCCTTGGAAATTCAACAGATTAGGCGTGAGCAAAAATGCAGTTGTTGTTTGCGACAATAACCGCCCAAACAAAATTAAAGCGTTAAGAAAAGCTGGGTGGGAGTACGCTGTTGCTGTTGGTGGAAAAAGCAAGCTGTTAGACCGGATCGGAACACTGCAAGGAATGAATATATTTTACACCGATTGCAGTAAAAATATTGAGTATGAACAAGAGAACTTCTGTTATGCTAAAGATAAGTTCGGAGTGATCCAGGAAGAACCTGTAGACCAGGATAATCACCATATTGACGAAATTGCCTATGTTGTACAAAAATTATTCGATTTAGGCGTAATTAAAAATATTTGATTATATTTGCCCTTAACTGATGTGAAGATGCATCATCCCGAATGTATGAGAGATCAATTCAATATTAATTTACCGCTACCGGCTTCATTGTCGGCAGCGGTTTTTTACTTTGGTAAATAATGAATTGGTTTCAGAACACAATCGCCAGGACGTTCGGAATTCCTACGCTCGACGAGGTTGTGATGTACGTAAACGATCAGATTAACGGAAGCACGAATTTTAAATCTATCAGTAGTGATGTTGAAAAGCTAAAAGTTATTTTTAGTAATCCAGCATTTTTAAAGGTTGTTTGTTTACAATGTGATTTATTTAGTTTAGGCAAGGTTTATGTTTACGAAAACGGAGAATCAATACCGGATCCGTTTCTTGATATGATTAAACATCCGAACCCGTTTCAAGATGAGGAGTTATTTAAGTGGACGTGGATGTTTTGGCATATGATAGGTAATTCTTATGTTTATTGCGACAGCCGCATAGTAACAGAGGACAATGTATTATATGTTTTGGAAAATCATAAGATGAATTTTCCTACTGAAATGTTGACTTATCAGGATAAGATTGTTCTAAGTAAAAACACAATTGAAACAATTGAAAAGTTTAACATTGAATATCGATATGCTGACGGAACAGCTCAAAGTTTGCCTTGGAAATACATAATTCACAACCCAGACTTAACCAACGGTGTTGGGAACTGGTTTGGCGGCAATAGCAGAATAGACGCTTTGTATAAAGTTATAGCGAACTCTGAAGCTGCATTAGACGCTAAAAACATAAACCTAAGGTATTCAGGTAATTTCATTGTTGCGGGAAAACAAGATCCTGAAAACATAGACCAGCTTCCGATGGGTGAAACGGAAAAGCGAGATATTGAAAGCAAAATGAACGGGCGTAAAAGAGTTCATGCTATTAAGTCCATGGTAGATATTAAAAGATTTGTATCAGACATGGCGGCCTTAAAGCTTGATGATGCATATCTGAATGATTATTTTGTAATAGGATCAATGTACAATCACCCTAAAGACGTTTTAGAAGCGTTTAACAGCGGAACGTATGAGAACCAGGAAAAGGCAAGAGGGGCATTCGTTTCTTACTGTTTACAGCCAAAAGGAAACAATTGGTTTGGTTCTTTTGCAAACTTTTTTGATTATAGAAAAAAAACAATCCTAATTGATTGGGAACATTTGCCATTCATGCAGGTTTTCGCCAAAGAACGAGCCGAAACGGATAAAATAAAATCTGAAACGCTGCTTAATTATATGAAAGCCGGGGTCACAATGGATCAGATTAATGAAATGTTGGATTTGGAATTAAGAGAATTGAATTATGAAACAGCAAACAGAGTCGCAAGCACCCAACAGCAAAACACACAAGAAAGTCAAAAAGTCTGAAAAGACCGTATTTATACCAAAAGAAGATGAACAAGATAACAAAAAGCCTCAAAACCACCGTTAACGACGTGACCGAAAAAGGAATCGTTATTATCGGCATTACGCAGTTTGACCAATACGATAGCGATAACGACCGTTTGCTGACAGGTTCTTTGTCAAAGACGTGGACGGAGAGCAAACAGGTACACCTAATCGATCATCAGAAAGGTATGAGTACGTTTGTCGGATTGCCAATCGCTAAAGATCCAAAAACCGGGATCGTAGAAAGTCAATTAAACCTGAACAAACAAGTAGGTATTGACTTGTTGGCTGATTATAAATTCAGCCAGGAACACGGACGTTCTTTGCAACACTCTCACGGTTTTATGGCGGTATCTGGCAAATACACTAAAAACGACAAAGGCGGCAGGGATTTTGCCGAGATCAAACAATTCGAGTACAGTACTTTGTTATTTGGGGCGGTAAGCAATACGCCTTTGCATGGTATCAAATCAGATACAGACGTAACCGAGTTAATTGAAACTCTTACTTTGAAATTGTCATTTGGGAACTATACCGACGAATACGGTAAACTGTTGGAAACAAAATTACAAGAATTAAAATCAATGATATTGGAGCCGCAACAGCACTCTGAAAATGAAACAGACCCGCTAAAAGGCAGTCAGAAACAATTTACTAACGCTAATTTCCTTTAAAAATCATGGAATTTAAGTATTTAAAACAAGCTGAACTAAAAGCGTCCACAGAGGCTCAGCTCGACGATTACGCCGAGAAAAAAGCCGCACACGAAAAAGGACTTTTAGAAGCATCGATTAAAGAAGCAAAAGACGCTTTGAAACTCGAACTTACCGAAAGTCAGAAAACAGAAATCGAAGTACAGGTAAAAGCTTTGGAATTGAAACAAAGTGTAAATCCTGCTGAGTTTAAAGAACTCAAAGAACAACTTGCCCAAATCAAAGAAAGCAATTTGCTTTTCGGATCTGGCAACGCTGACAACAACATCCTTGACGCTATCGAAAAAGGATTGGTTGAATTCTTGCCTAAAGTAAAAGAGCAAGCCAAAGCAATGGGTAACAATGCCTATGAGTTGGAAATGATTGTGAAAGCTCCGGTTACAATGACCACAGGCGCAATTTCTCAACCGAACGCAACGCCTATCAGTTACGTTTACCAACAAGTAACGTCTTACGCTGACGATGTTCGTGCCGAAGAGTACATTATCAACTACCTTTCAAACGGTACAACCAACAAAGCGACTATTGCCTACATGGACAAACAGCCGACTGAAGGTACAATGGCAATCACGGCAGAAGGCGCATTGAAACCGCTTATTTCTGTTTCTTTTGTATTGCGTTACAGCCAGGCGAGAAAAATGGCCGGACGTACTAAAATCTCAGAAGAGGCTTTGGACGATATTCCGTTTATCATGTCGATTATTCGTAACGAATTGGCTTATCAGCACGATATCGCAGTGCAAAGTGATATTTTCACAACTGTTGCTGCTTTCGCTCCTGCTTTTGTTGCCGGATCATTGGCTGCTTCAACAGACACGCCAAACAACTACGATGCAATCAGGGCAGCGATTTACGCAATCAAAATTGCATCGAAAGGACGTTACAGGCCAAATGCTGCGCTTATCGCTTCAAGTGATATGTACGCAATGGGAGCGACTAAGGACACAACAAAACAGTATGTGTTCCCTCCTTTCGCAATGCCTGACGGAACAACTGTTTCTGGCGTTAAATTGATTGAAGTTGCTGACGGTGTTACCGTTCCTGCCGGAACTTACATTGTTGGGGATTGGAAGAAATTGCACCGGGAACTTTACAAAGTATTCTCTATCAGAATCGGACAAGGTATTGTTGGAAACGCAACAGCGGCCAACATCGTTTCTGATTTTGAATCGAATATGTACACAATCATTGGGGAAAGCCGTTACCACTTGTGGATTTATGAGAACGAGAAAATCGCCTTCATCAAATCAACATTTGCAGCGACAAAAACCGCAATCGCAACCGCTTAATAAATTTACATCATGGCAGAAGAAAAAGAGAAAGCCGTTACGACAAAAAGCGTAATGAGCGAAGCCGAAAAAGGCAAAACAAAAGCAGCTCAGGCGGCGTATAAAGGAAACAGTCATTTCGACCTGGTAGAAGTTACAATCGTGAAAGCGAATGAATACTACAAAGAAGGAGAAAAAGACAAAGTTCATCCCACTACTGCGGCTTTGTTTGAGCAAAAGGGGCTGATCGCTTCAGGTTGGGAAAACAAAGTTGTTGAAAGAAGTTCAGCAGAAAACTTGCTTACTGAAATTCAGACGCAAGAAGTGTTGGACGGAGATCGTGATATTGACCTTCCGGCAAGTAAAAAAACACCTTTAGCAAAGTAACCCAATGCCATATTTAATAGACGACACTTTTTTTATCGGGAAGATTGAAGTTTCCAATCTCGATGAAGCAAATTCAAAGTCTTTAACGGCTCTGAATAGAATCATCGATGAAAAGTGTCGTTTGTTATTAGTCAAAACACTTGGAGTGACCAACTTTCAGGAAATGGATAGTTTTCTGGTTAACGGAAAATTACCCGCTGTCCCGGAAATTCCGGCAGTAGATCCGGTTCCGACAAAGTGGCGTAATTTAATCACCGGATGTAATTATACGGTTGATGGTGTTGCAAAGCGATGGAAAGGATTATATTTTACCGAAGGCACTTACAAAGGTTCTGTATTGGCTAATTACTGTTTCCCTTTTTACCTGGAAGAAAACGTTTCTTATCAAAGTGGTGTTGGGGAAGTGAAAGCCGAGGCGAAAAACGCAAGAGGCGTGAACTCAACCCAAAAGTACACAACGGTTTGGAATTCGTTTTTAGAAATGTATCAGGGTTCGGACTGTTCTCGAAGAGTAGGCAATGTTTACCACGTTGGTATTCCGCAATACGACGGATATTATGTCGGATATTTCGGAAACAACAACAACGATGTTTCTTTGCTTCAGTTCTTATCTGAAAACGCTACCGATTATCCGGACTGCGAATTGTACGTTTACGACGTTAAAAATCAGTTAGGATTATGATAGTAGTCGAAACACTTTTAAGGGAAATATTCAGCCAGATTCCTGATGTGGTTTATACGGATGTGAATAGAGGGGAAACGAGTATTCCGGTTAAGTATCATTGGGGTGGTCAGGATGATTTGAATTTGTACATGAAGCAGGAAAGCGGAAATACAACACCGCTTATTTGGTTGGTACAGGGTAGTAAAGACGAAATGCAAGCGGGAGATTTAACCCGTGACATTAAGTTGATACTTGCTAAAAGTTCAGAACACAAAACGTCTATGAACCCGATTGTATGGGATACCGAATTTGTAAACTTTCTAAATCCGTTATTGGAAAATGTTATCAAGGCTCTCGAAAGGTCAGGAGTAACACAACCGGAAGGAAGAAAATATTCAGTTTATAGAGAAGCCAATTACAGCGAATACGAACGGGAAGGAAAAACAAAAACTATCGATCATTGGAATGTTATTATTTTAGAATGCACCTTGCTTTTAAATGAAAACTTTCAATGCATCAACACTATTAACTTTTATTAAAAACAAATAATATTATGGCAACAGTTATAGGTATTGACTGCTCCGGTAAAAATGGAAACATTGGAGTTGGCAATTGTATTGCTACACCGGGGCAAAAAATTGGACACATCAAACTACCTTTAGGTTGGTCCGCTCCGATTACAGACGCTTTTGACAAGGCGTATTGGAACAATTTAGTGCAACAAGGCGTTGCAAAATTCTTTAGCGGCGCATTCGGGGTTACGACCGAAACGGCAGATCCGACAACAGAAACGAGTTCACTGCAAATCCAGGCGGTAACTACACGTGCATTGCCGGTGGTTACGAGTATCTTTAAAAAAGGGTATGAATGGCATGCGGGCGCATTTATGAACTCCGGGTACAATGATACTTCGGTTATTGAAATCTTTCAGGACGGATCGTTGAGAGTAGCTTTATCGAAAGACGGGCAAACTATTTCAGGATTCAATGTTGGAATGTATGAAGTTTTGACCGTTCAGGACGCAACAGATGCAGCTATTCAGCAAACACGCATCATGTACCAGATGGTTGATTTGCTTCAGTACAACACGCAGGGAATTTTCCTTACGAACCTGAACTTTAACCCGAACACGGAGATTAACAACATTGTTGACGTTGCAATGACTGGGCGCGCTGATGTTTCAGAAAACGCAATTTACGTAAAAACACCTTGGTTGAGAAACCCAACAGATTCAATTTCAGGTTTTGCGGCTGCCAACTTCAGGATTACGGTTTCAGGAGTTGCCGATCCTATTGACGGAACGGTCACTAAAGATCCGGCTACGCAAGAGTGGGAAATTACGCCAACCGCAACGCTTACAACTTCTACTCCGGTAGTAGTTTACTTAACAGACGCAACGGCAACACCGCCGGTAGATGTGGCTAAAGTGGGCGTTAATTCACCACGTTTTTACGAAGGACAAACGGAAGTGATTACTCCGGTAGCTTAAAAGATTTTGAGTTAGATTAAGTTTAAAGCCGTTGCATATCGTAACGGCTTTTTTAATATCTTTGAAACAACGTAAAAAATTAGTATTATGACAATATTTAATGTACAAATATTCGGATCGGATGCCGATTGGTTTTTAGCTCAATCGTGCGCCAAAAAAAAGGAGTGGATAAAGAAAAACACCAACCAGACAAACGATGTTTTGATTGATGAATTTCTAAAAGCAATCAGGCCGGATAAAGACGGCGAGTGCCAAGGATGTAAAGACAAAAAAAATGAGCAGACAATCGCCAAAACAGTTCCAACAGAAGTTGCAAAGCCTGTTGTCGATAACGACACTCCGGGAAATAGTGCAAAAGGAAATAGTGCCGTACCAAGACGATCTGGTAACGCTAAAGGAAAATGAATTTAAGCGAGGTGATCGTCCGAACAGTTCGATAATTGGAACTTATAGAAGCAGATCTTATTCATTGCTTAAACAGCGTCAGAATCCATTAGCGGGGGGTGATGTAGATTTAATCCTGACAGGAGATTTTATAAATTCCGCTTATTTAAAAAGACCGAGCGCCGGGAAATATTTGTTTGGATTCCGTGACCAAAAAGCACGATCATTATTCAGTAAATATGGAACCGATATTGCCGGACTAAACCAAAACACTTTCAATCTATTTCTAAAAGAAAAAATACAGCCAAATTTTGTCAGAGAAATTAAAAATAGACTTAAATAAGCCGATTTGTAAGTATCATTCTTACGATGTTTTTCCGGCAAAAGCTTTTTTTGACGTTAGGAGTACTGAGAATTTTCAGTTAATGCGACCTAAGCCTTCCGCTAGTACTGATCAGTTGGAAAATCTGTATTTGGCTATTTATGATGTTTTTTTTGCTAAACTAGACAATAAGAATGCTGTTAGATATGTAGAAATACGTAATGAGTTAGCTGTTTTAAACGCAAAAAAACACTCTATTGTGTCTGTAATTGAATTCACTTGGAAAACTCCTGAAAATTTATGGATGCATCCGGTTTTTGTAGATTTTAGAAAACAGCAAATTGATGCTATAAATTCATTTTTAGACAGTCCTTTCGATTTAGAAAGCGACACGCTGCAAGAGATTGAGCGTGTTATGAACGTAGAAATTGGCATTATAAACGATGAAATTTCTATTTTAACGACTGAATTAACTCAATTGCAACAAGAATCCGAAGAAGTAGTTTTCAATTATTACGCCGATATAGTTGCTTTGGAAGAATCTCACGGACGTACTTTAGACGAAAAAATGATGCTGCCCAAATATGTTGAACTAGTAAAATTAGCACATAAAAAGGCAGAGGACGCAAAATTAAGACAATTAAAAAATGGCAAATAACGACGGTTTTATTGATTTCCTTTCCCCGAACGCTTTGGCCGATCTAAAAGAAGGGAATGCCCTTGTTTTAACGAGTATTGAGAATGTTAAAAAACTCAACCAATTAATGTCTGGGCAAAATACTCCAGGAGCAAGCGGAAACGCTCAAAACGCACTTACCCAACAGTTATTGGCGCAACAAAACGCATTAGCAGGATTACAGCGTCAATATACTTCTGCTGCTGCCGTTCAAAGACAAAGAACCCAGCAAACCGCAGAGGAAGCCGTAAATCAGGGTATATTAAACCGAAATGCTAGACAGTCAGCTGTTATAAACTCTACATTAGCAGGTGCGTATCAAAGATTATCTGCTCAACAGGCTAGAGCAGCCAGAACCCTACAGGATTTAATCGCAAGCCAAACGGCAAGTAATGCGCAGATAAGAGCCGCTCAAAGAGAATTTGATAATCTTAACAGGCGTGTTTTACTTGCGGATCGAGCTGTCGGCAGGTTTAATAGAAACGTAGGTAATTATCCAAGGGCAGCTATATTAGGATTAAAGGATTTGGTTGGAGCGTTTGGGTTAGTAACCGGAGTTGCCGCTATTGCTGCTATCACAACCAATATATACGAAAATGTAAAAGCTCAGCAATCTTTGGATTTGGCATTAAAGCAAGTTACAGGAACCACTGCCGAATACGCGAGAGCGCAGGAATTTATATCACAAACAGCGGCGGCGAACGGAGCGGAAATAAATGCATTACAATCTGCTTATACTAAATTTTATGTTTCTGCGTCTAATAAACTGGCGGTAAAAGAGATTGAAGATATTTTTTCAACTTTTACTAAAGCTGGTTCTGTATTAGGACTTTCTATAGAAAACCAAGACAGGGCGTTTATAGCGTTAGGACAAATGATGTCAAAAGGAACCCTACAAGCAGAAGAACTAAGAGGTCAATTAGGCGATGCATTGCCCGGAGCGGTTGGAATAGCAACAAGGGCATATCAAAAATTGCATCCGGAATTAAAAGTTACTGAAGCGTCTTTCGCAAAGTTAATGAAAGACGGAAAGATTTTATCGGCTGAAATATTGCCGGAAATGGCTAGGGAATTGGGAAGAACCTATAACTTAGATACTATTAAAAACATCGATACGCTTGCCGCTTCTCAAAACAGATTAACAAATGAGTGGAAAGAATTTATCCGGGAACTAAACGACGGGGACGGCACAATATCAAGACTTTTCGCAAGGTCTACTAATGGTTTTGCGAATATGCTTAACAGTATAAATAAAGCAATTAAATCGGACTCAGAATTGCGTAAAGAAGATTTGCAATCTTATAGAACTTCATTGTACACTCAGGAATTGGATGCTTTACAGGCCTTGGGTGACGGAGCTAAAGCACAGGCTCAAATCAGAAAGCCAATAATAGAAAAGGAGTTAGCAGATAACAATGCTTTAAGGGATTCTTTGCTAAAAAGATATACCACTGAAAAACTGACTACTGAAGAAAGACTTAAACTATACCAACTTATAAAAGTGGCTAACAATGACGCTTACGGATCCGCTGGTCAATTAGACGCAATTAATAAAGTTTTAAACGCTAATATTCAAAAAAATACAAAAACCAACATTGATCTAACCGATAAAGAGCGTAAAGCATTAGAAAAACTTAGAGAAGAACTGCTTAAAAACGCATCAGCTCGCAGGATTTCAGATTTGGAGCGTCAAAAGTTTTTAATCGAAACCAGATTAGAAGACGAAGCGAAATATGCAGATGATAAAATAGCTTTAAGCCAGATGATTGCTGATAAAGAAATCGCAATCGCTACGCAACAATTTTTAGAGAATATTCGTTTACACGCAAAATCAAAAGATTTACAAGCTATTGACGCAAATAATTTCAGAACCGCCCAAGAAAAGGCAGAAAAAGAACATCAAGACCGAATTTTAAAAATACAAACTGATCGTAATGATGCTTTTCGTGAAGATCGAGAAAAAAACGGTAGATTAACGGGAAACAATGACGGTTCAGGTTTTGCCGAAAGATATTTGCCGACCGAAGAATTGGATAAATTAGTCAATGATTGGGAGGAATTTAAAAAGAAGCAGTTAGAAACTGAAGAAGAATACAATAAAAAATTATTAGAAGAATCTAAAAAAACAATTGCTGATTATATAAAAGGCTTTTCAGAAGGTTTCTTTTCCGATGCCGGAGCGCCTACAATATTTAAAATACTAAATGATGAAATTGAAGGCTTTGGTGAAAATGGAGCCGCTACCGCCTTAGCAATTACAGAAGCGTTTCAAGAGGCGTTTAATCTAATCAGTAGCGCAAGTCAGGAAAATTTCGACGCTGCTTACGAAAGATTGGAAAAGGAAAAGAATGTTGCTATTTTATTCGCAGGGGAATCAGCAGCGGCAAAAGAGCAAGTCGAAAGGGACTACGATGAAAAGAGAAAACAATTACAAAGGCGTGAAGCGCAAGCTGCCAAAGAGATTGCTGTTTTCAACGTAATTATTAATACAGCGCAAGCGATTATTAGCGCATTGGCAACGGCTAAAAACATTTATGCTGGTATTGCATTGTCTATATTCGCCGCCGCAGTGGGAGCAACGCAATTGGCAGCAATTAACGCAGCGCAGCCGCCTTCATTTTTCAAAGGTACGGACAACGCTCCGGGCGGTTATGCTTGGGTAGATGAACGTGGCCCTGAAATCCATACAGACAAACACGGAAATATTAAAAGCACCGGATCAAAAAAAGGAGCCAATTTAAGAATGTTGGAAAAAGGCGATAAGATTTTAACCCATGAAAAAAGTAAGGCGTTAATGTTCGATAATGGACTGAATAATATTTTGAGCAATAACGGAATTTCGGCGAGTCCAAATATCACTTTGAACAATGACAATACGCAATTGTTATCCGCTTTGAATGGCGTTAAAAACAGCATTGATAGTAAACCAGTTGGCGGCATGGAAATTTCAGACGGTGAAATGAAATCTTACATCATCGTAAACAATAAAAAATTGTATAAAGCCAATTGCGCCGCCAGAAATATCAGACAAATATTCACATGAAAATATTCCACTTAAATTTCAAGAATGAAGAGCAACCCGGCCGCATAAGGATTACAGAGCCGATGCAAGCCGATGCCGGAATGGTAATCACAAATGAACGTGAAGGTTACGGGATGAATATTTCATTTGCAAGTGAAACAACTGATATTAAATTTATCAGGGGTTTTTTCGACCCTGCTGAACAGGAACAGGTTTTGCCGGATGGTACTGTTGTTATGGAAATGACAATGGGTTTTGAATGGTTGGAATTGTACAATAAGAAATACGGTTGGAACGCAGATATTGAGTTTGAGGTTGAGGAAGGTTCGACTTTCAAAACGGTCGGGGCGTTGGATTTTATCGGTGCCGAAATCGGCAAAGACGCTATTAAATGCCAAGTGGTACAGAATACCGAAAGAGCAAAAATAAAACGCCGGGAAACTACTCAAATCGATGTTTATTCCAATAAGGACATTTCCGGAAAGCCAATTGATCCGCTGCAACCGATTAAAATGCTTTTAAAGGCAAAACCCGTTACAGGTGTTAGTGTTTGGGAGCAAAGACAAAGTTATCTATTATTGGCCGGAGGTAGTATTTATTTCAATTTGGCGACTTATTTAACGACGGTTGGCATTGAGGATTCGTTAGTTCCTTTCGAAGCATTAGGCGGTTTTGGTGATGCACAAGCGGCCGGACGACAGTTCAAGTACATTCGGGCGCAAACCAACCTAACCAATGTAAAAATACATTTCGATTTAGATATCGACTTCTTTTACAGGGTTTCGTTTCCTGCATCAACGGATCAATCAGAGTGCTTTATCAGGGTGTATGCGCTTTGCTCTTTAGATCCTTATGAACTTACGCCGGACAGCGCAATTTGGAATCAGGAAATATATAAAAAGTCATTGTACGGGCGCACAAACCAGAATTTCCACTTACCGCCTACCTTGGATATGGACTTACCGGATTGCCCAAAGGACTACTGCATTTCGATTATTTGGGCATTATCTTGGGATACTGAGCATTTAGGGGAAACAGATAGCAGCGGTTACAATTTCGGTGAATTCCTGTCCGTGCTTTTGAGTAGTGGCGTTTCGGTAATATTTCAGGACGTTTCAAACGGTACTACATTAAACACCCGCACGAGTTGGTCAGTTCAAAAGTCTACATTCCAAATCACAGCAACGCAAACCGCATTTGACAGCGTTATTTCAGGCGTTCGATACGGCGATTTGTTCAAACAGGCGGTTAAATCAATCAATGGTCAAGCTGTTTCGATTCCTGAATTTGAACCTGGCGGTAAATATTACGACCAAATAGCTTTTAATGGATACGGGATTCGTCAATTCATAGACAAACCGTTTTTGATTGACTTCAAAAAGATTTATGACGATTTAAAAGAAGTAAATTTCTGGTATCAATTGGCGAATTCTGGTGTAAAAATTCAGCATTACGATGATTTTTTCAGGAGTTACGATATGGGCGGGTTTTTACAAGCGTATCCGGTTGACTTTACCGAAACTAAAGACGATGAATATGCGGTAAATACGTTTGAGTTCGGATATTCCACTTACGAGCAAGGCGACAACGAAAAGAATACAACAGATGCGATACATACCGACCAACAGAAATCATTGCCAAGCGATAGAACTCTAAACACCAAAGAGATTGAGTTAAATATCATTCGCGATCCATTTGCGGGAGAAAAGGCAAGGCGGGACGGTGTGAACACCAAAAACACTACATCTTTGGAAAATGATACTAAAGTATTTGTTTACGATATTGTTCCATTGGAGCCTGGGACCATTAGGCGTTACGGTGCTATTTTATTGATGCGTACGGCTAACGGAAATTTGGAATTGCTCAACACTTCAACCGATTCAAACAACACATCATTTGCGTGGGACACGATAGGCGTTTCAGTTGGTCAGGACTTTTTCATATTGTCCGACACAATCAATGGCGGTACTTTTCGGGTTCTGAGTATTTCAAATACTGTTTTGGTGTTGCAGCCAATTACAACAGGCGTTTTAGTGGATAGCGAAAGTTATGTGGTTTTTCAATTCACAATCACAGGCGTTTCATTTGTGAACAGGACCGATGAAGAAATGATAGTTGAGAACATCCAGAACGGTGATAACTTTGGAAACTTGCTTCATTCGCCACGCAGGAATATTATTGAATGGGAAAGTTGGTTAGCCGCGGCTGCAATGTATGATCCGACCGGAATCATTCGCACAACATCATTTAAAAACAACGGACTTGCCAGGACTAAGTTCAGAAACGAACGATTTTATCAGGAAAATGAAGAAATCCCTGTTTCGTCATTGAAAACAGCGGTTTTAAGACCTGAATTAATAAATACGACCGTATCGGCAACTTTGCAAGAGGTTGTTGAGTTGGAACGCTTACAGGAAACGGAATTCGGGTTTATTCGGGTTCAAACGCCTAACGGAATTGAGAAAATATTTATTAAGAAGTCCGAGTACAATATCCGAGGCGGTTTTTTAAAAATAATAGGCTGGCGTAAAAATGAACCTGATTTCATTGCCGTTGAAAGATCGGGCGAATTTGTACTGATTAACGGTACGCCTTACGGTGAATTTAGATTTAATGTATCTGAATACGGATTAGTTTCGTTATTCGATGTAAAAAATATCTTACTTAACAAGCCACAACCCTACCAAAAAGTAACAATAAACGGCAACACATATACAAATGTTGTTGATTTTGTTGCGGCATTGGAAAATGTTTAGTAATATTGTCTACTGAAACATAACAAGCGGAATATTAGAGGGATTCCAATTGTACGATATACAGAGTTGAATTAATAGTTTAACTTCTGAAACCGTGACCCGACGAACCTCTAATTTGTCGGGTTTTCGCGTTTTATAAATAATTAGGATTATGGATATTACTTACTATGAAGGCGAGTTTTGGATAGACGATGAGAAAGCAAATTCTGAAGAACAAATAGGAAAGGCTTTGTGTCGATTTATGTCTAAGTCTAAAGGGTTTAATTTAGAATTACACGAACCTACTTTTGTAACGTCTGCTAGAGGGCAAAATATAAAAGTTCAAGGATCAAAAGCACTGGGATATGAAACTAAAAAATTAACCACTAAAAAATAACATTATGAAAAACTATTTTAGACTAACACAATCGGACGGAAGCATCATTAAACTATACAAAGACGATATAGTTTCATTAAGTCCTAAAGAAATGACCTTCGAGAAAGTAACTAAGGAAGGAATAATATCAGGCTATCTTAAGTTCAAAGCAAATGGACTTGCGTTTTCAAAGGTTATCGACTTAATGAAAGATTATGCTAAAATGCCGTTTAAAGCAGCAGTTGAGGCCGTTCGTCACGGAACGCATCAAATAGAAAAGGATTGTGATAATCTGGATTTGCTTAGGGATGTTTTGAAAGAGGCGTTTCCTGAGGATAAATCCATACCTACAGCGTCCGCAAATTTCTATTACAAATATTTTAAAAAAGAAGAATGGGGTGGCGCAACGAAAGCAACATGGAAAAACCTCCCAATCATCAAACTATCAGAGATAATGCCTAAAGAGGAAATTACTAAAACAGAATGCGAATCACGTGCCGAATTTCTTTTCGGAAAAGACGGCGCAGAAACTATTGAGAAAATCGATAAGATTTACAATTTGCTAATGGAGCAAAAAGAATTGATTTCGCAAAGGGATTGTATTGGGCGGGAATTAAAAATTACACCTATTGAAGGAACTTTTCAGCACGTTGGCAATCCTGTTGAAGAAAAGCCTGTTGAGTTGGTTGATGGGAAGTGGTATAAGTCTACTGTTAAAAACGGAAGTTTATTTGAATATTTAGGCAATAACCAGGTTAGAGGCTTTTTCAAAGGTAAAGAATGGATTGACATTTGGAGTTGGCCAGGCAGAGATGATTTAAGACCCGCCACAACATCAGAGATTACCGAAGCCTTAAAAAACGAGGCGATTAAAAGAGGGCTTATTGGTGGTGTAATGGTCAAAGAGCCACTCAGGAACGACTTAAAAGATCCTCACGTCCAGAAAACGTTTACAATGAATAGCGATACATACCTGCTTGAAAACCCAATCAGGTTAATGAATTATGGGTACTGCATAATGTTTGACGGCATATGGGCAACACCTATCCCAACCCTAACCCGAAAAGAAGCCGAAGAAAAACTTAACGTTAAAATTGTAGATTGATGAAGCGGCAAAATTATTTTAAAGTCCATAAAAACAAAATCAAAAGAAAACGAGTTTTAGAACTTTGGAAATACGTACCGCCTAAAATAACCTTAGTTTTTAAAAAAGGATCAGAGTTTCATCAATATTACATTTTTAATACCACTTTTAAATCCTTGCTGTAATGGTAAGGATTTTTTATTATATTTGCCTTATGACAATTGACAACTCAGTTTTATGCTTTAAACCAACGCTTGAAGAGGCTAAAAATTTAGGCGATAGTAAGGTTTCGGAAGTTTTGGATTGGTCATTTTTATGTATAGCGCCCAATGAAGCCTACGAACAAACCAGCAACTTCAATACCGATATTAATTTCGGAGGTGACTACAAAGCCGAATTGGTCGATTGTTGCGATAAGGTACTCAAAGACATCACAAACAACGTTTTCATTTATCAGGGTTCAAACTCCGAATCAGGTTATCAGAATATAGCCGTTGAACTTGCTTACATTGGGGATTTTTACCCGCATTGGGGCCGTAAATGCTACTTGAAAATATCGCAAAATACGGGGTCGGCTGTTATTTACAGCAATCCTTTCCACGTGGCGTACAATCTAAAAGAGGTGTTGCGCATCGACTACAGAGGCTACGGAATTAACAATGGCGTTGATTATACTAACTTTAATTTTATGCAGTCGTTTGGGGTTAAAGGCTGGTTCAATAAATTCACAGATGAAACAGAAACCGAAAAGTACCTACAAGATTCCGGCAATACAGTTTCCAGCAACGCAACGGTATCGTTATTGGCGGAATATACTTTTGAACACGTTTCAGTCCACGCCCAAAAAGCACTTGCCAGATGGATTCGTTCGCCACGATTTTATTTAAACGGCGTTCGTTATACGGCCAATCAATTATCACTTGGAGAACGTGAAGGAAACAGCAACTTTTACGAAGGCAAATTCTCAGGCTATCCAAACGAATCGGATACCTACACGCCAACACTACAAATAGCACCGCTTTTATCATTTACACCAATTTATCCTGTCGGAGTTTATACGTTAGCCGGACTGCTTCCACAAATTCAGGGACAATTCAATTACCCGATTACATTAGGTGTTGGTAATTTGTACATTAGGAAAGTTTCTGACGGTTCAATTGTGAACACTTTCACGCAAGATGATGTTGTTGTAACAGATAATTCATTTGAAATAAATCAAGCCGCTGCTGATGAAAACGGCGAATATTATATTACTTTTGATGAAAGTTTGTTTTCGTTTCCTTTCGGGCAAAGTGAGTATGTTGTTGATTGGGAGTTTAGCATAGCGGACGGCGATTACGATGATGATGATTACGAATCAGATGATTACTTTACAAATTAAAATATGAAATATTCAGTAATATTTGGGCAAATCCAGACGTTTATCAGAAACGCCACGCCAAAGGTATTAAAAGCCAATCACGCAACGGTCGAAGAAAGCCTTTTGAAGTCCGTAAATATGCTTCCTGTAAACGATAGTCTATTAATTCAGGAAAACATTACTGCAATACCAAATCCGAATATATTTTCCGGAACTGTTGGATTGAACCTTTGGTTAAAAAGAATCGGGAACGAGGTTGTTGTTTCCGGCAGTATAATAAATAGCACTCCTTCCGGACTTGCTCCTTACAGGCTAGCAAGCATAAATTTAGATTCAGAATTCCTACCAGACGATAGAGAAGATCCTGTTACAGAATTGCCTTACGTATTTAGGTTTGATGCCGTTAATGCTTCTGGCGACATAATCAGGATGTGTGTTAGGACCGTTGCTGATGTTGCATACATTGAAACGTTGACTTATTTTAATCCTACAGGACAGCACTTTTACATTAAAAACGGTCGTTACGACGCAAAAGACTAATTACCATGCAAGGACAATTAATACAGAATTTCAGGACTATCGCTAACAGAAATTTACTTCCTTTTGGCGCAACATTCCAGGACTTAGCCACGATAAATTTCACAGGAACAGAAAACAGCAGTGTTGTTTATTCTAGTGTAAATCCTTTTTACGGAACTAAATGTATTTATAGCTTAAATGCATTGGCGAATAATAACAGTTCGGCTGATTTAGTTTTTGATTTTGGGGATTCTTTGAAAACTGTGATTGATAAAACCGTACCAATTACGGGAGGGCATCAGTTAATTTTAAGCATTCCTATTCGGCAAAATCAGAACAATACTCAGTATAGGGCTATTCAGGTTTTAGTCAGAGTGTCGGTAAACGGCACCATTATTCCAAGTCGGGAAATGGTAATAACCTTACCAGACGAAGCCGACGAAAATCCAGACACTACAAATTTATTAAGAAATAAATGGTACGTGTTCGCTGCAAATATCGGAGCGGTTCAACTTGGAGATGAAGTTAATTTTCAGTTTGTTCACAAATGGTCTAACGAAATTCAAGGGTTTTCTGAAATCTGGATTGGAGAACCTAAATTGGAAATTGACGATAGAAATTTGAGCTTCGTGCCAACAACTTACACGCCGCCGTCAAACGTTATCAAAAAAACACAAAATATCAATTTCGGATCGGTTGCAGCCAATACAATCACATCGCAAACATTCT